GGGGTTGTTTGGTATGATACGGGCGAATTTAGGTCCGAATTCATACCGAGTGGTAGATGAATCTCTTAAGGCCATCTTTTAAACTCCTTGGTTTATAACATCCGGGGTATAGTACGCCCGTTCAATGGATATTGTACCATCATCACTGTCTATTGTATACCCGGTCAAGGAATCCTGCTCCTCATAAAGTATGATTTGCCTGGTGTCTGGTGCAGTTCCTGCGAGTAGTTTGTCACTAAGTAGGGTATGGAGTGTCTTCCTTGCGTAGGATCTTAAGTCCATAAGGTACGCTGGGTTATGATGAAGGATACAGCGAAAGCGCGTTTTACCAAATGGGTTAGGCTCCTCTTTTACCACGATATATGGTGGCGAGGGCACAGGCATACCAAAAGGGACAACATTTTTCCACGCTCCGGTCTTTAACTGCTTTACTACCAAGTCGATCATAAATTGCGCTCCTCTATGGCTTGCCTAAGATACATGCACAGGTCTAAGGCTTCTTGGTACGCATCCATAAGTGCATCGCGTCCGTTTCCTGCCTCAAGATACACGCCGTATTTATCGCAGCCCATTTCTGCCCTATCTTCTAAGTCTTTAACCACTAAAGGAAGAATTTTAGCCTTACCTGTGTTGATAGGTGGTGGCTCTGGTCTATCTGCTTTGCTCATGTGGGTATAATATACTAAAAACGGCACTTTGTCCAAGGAAACCGAGGCACATAAAGCCCCACCATTCAATTTAGTAGGGACACTTGGTATAATTCTACCACCTTAAAATAGCGTACCTTTTTGAACCGTTAAAATACGGCGCTACAGGTAGCGTACTATGTAGGCCGTGATGCCAAAAAGCGCTATAGGTAAAGTAACCATGAAAATGCGTTTGTTTAGTGGTATAGACTACGCTATATATAGCGTAGTCGGTCTAAAAATACGGATTATTCGCCAGAGGTATAGGAAGTACAAGCAGAAGCAAAAAGACTTGCTATAGTGGACAGGTTATCACGTACAATCCACCAAAGCTCATCGTCAGTCCTTGGGTCAAGGCGGATTACTTGTCCTGCAATTTCTTCGTGCTTGAACACGATGTCTGTGGCGTTCGTGCCGCTTGGGGCTTTAGTAGAGTAGGTAACTTGTGCTCCACGTCTTTTAAAATCCTGGTTATTTCTAAAATTACCTTTTGTGTAGATACTCCCGTCTATACATCGCCATAAAAGTCCTTTTGTGATAGCAGTTATGCCTAAGAAATTACCGTCATCTGGAACCGACGAGCCAGACTGAGCGAGTAAATAACTTGTAGAAATGTCGATAGGCGTGGCTCCACGCGGCTTAAACTTAAATACTCGTTGGGTAGTCGAGCCGTCGACATTCATTAGGTAGTTACCCCTTACGATCACAGAACCCACCACGGGGTAGTCTATAGAGACTGGAGCCTCTACGGTAATGGCGTTTGTGGCTACTGATACAACCCTAAACTGCTCACATCGGTTAGCATAGAAAATAGTGAGTACTTCGCCACTGGCTCCAGTGAAGCCGTGACCGGGCGCTAAGTTTAGAATAGTGTCGTCTATGGCCGTGGCCTGGGCTAAAGCGCAGTCTGTCTTAAGTTCTTCTACAAAGAGGTAGTCAAGCGTTTCGCCTGTCTGTGATTGAATATTGACGTCTATTTCCCTGTTTTGGCCTATCATTTTGTGTACACCTCTCTACTTCCGTCTGAGTCGATCTCATAGTGCAGGTCTATATACTTGACTAATACGTCACCTGTCACCACGTTGTCAGTGCGGTAAAGGATCACGTCAAGATTAGCGCTTACGCCCTCATTAGCCGGAGCGGCTATTTCTGGAAAAGATGCTATTTGTAGAAGGCTTCCAGAGGTATAGGGGAATACGCCTGTATTGCCTCCTACGTCTGAGGTGTTAATAGTGGTCGAAAACGCAGGAACAAGAGAGCCGTTGTTATAAAAACGCACTTCCGCACTGAATACAGGTTTATTCGCCCCTGTTTGAATGTAGTGAAGGTGCAGCTTTATAGCCGTACCGAACTTCTTCTTATGTGACATTTGAAAGGTCAAGTACACTTTTTCCGCTGTGTCATTCTGTGGAAAAAGTAGCCCTAAATTTGTGTAGTCAAAGTCGGGTTTGTCCGTTGCTCCTCTTTTGGCCTGCGTCGCGGCAACACTTAAATCATCCCACCTGGTGGAAGCGAGGCTTCCTGTGTCATAGTTACCCTGTATCATGCTGGTGAGTCCACAGATATAATCGCCTGCGATCCTGATAGACAGCGAGCGTACACGATATCAAGGGCATTGTCTGCCACGCACGACAGGATATCGGTATTAGAGTTCGATTTGTGTAAGCGCTTACCTTTGCTCACATCCCCTGCCGCTGGTGCGCCTGACACTGAGTGCATAATACGCACGTCCACCGCTCCGGCCTCGCCGTCGCCATCCTCGTCCATCCATATAGTGCAATTCTTCCCTGCGGCTGTAATCGCCGTCCAGCTACTGCCGGTTATTGTATACTGAGTAATAGCCATTTTATATCATCCTCCCATTATCTTCTTTGCTTGTATAAAAAACTCTTTCCCGTACTTTTCAGCCAGCGGTCTAAGTGCCTCATGACGCCTGTCGTTTGCCAGCTCAAGCCATACACCGTAAAGCATCCGATGAGCTATAAACGCACCTATATACTGCGGTGTCTTAAAAGCTTCTGCGAAAACTGTCCGCACTGCCTCACTTGTCTGGTTCGTCCAGTATGCCCCCCGTGAGCCTTGCTGAAAGCCTTGATTCTGCCTAAATTCCTGTAGCATCCTGGCCGCTACGTCTTTAGCCAATGCATACAAAGCGTCAACTCGTCGACGCGTAATTGCTTCGAGATTCTTGCTCACATTTTTAGCGTCTTCTGTTGCGCTCATGCTGGTGCTACCTGGCCTTGATAGGCAATAACCCCACCAAACTTAATTAGTGCGTCCACAGCTAAAATTTTATAGCTATTTCCGTTATATGTAAACACCTCATTAGCGTTTAGTGTAGCGGTATGAGGGGCAAGAACCCAAAGACTAAGGGAAGTGTCAAGACCGGCATCATACTCCTGTATTTTTTGCACTCCTGATCGCTCATGAGATATCCGCACCCTATAAGTGTAGGTGGTTTTAGTGCCAGAAGTATCGGGAACCATTACCCCGAAACCATTGTCTTTAGTCGTATATCTATCGATAGATATACGAGAAGGCGATTGATTGATTTGATAGGCCACCATTTTCCGTGCCTGCTTCAAGAGATCAAAGTTAAACACTGCCTTCCCCTATACATGGATTGGGTGTAACGACCCATGATCCGGTCGATGTTCCTGCGGCCTCGGCCACCACTTCCTCAAAATCCGCAAGAACCTTTTTATAGTAGCTGTATAGATCAAGTATTCTTTGATACTCCGTAGACTCTGCGCCGTCTGAGTTCTTCACCATAAGCATTTGCTTACCAAGCGACGCAATTAATGCGCGCCATAAGGCGATTGCTCCACCGTTTACGCCTTTACTATCTATAATGACGCCCAGGCGCGTGTCAGACATGACAATAGGAAGTAGCGAGTAATCAGCAAGAACTGCACCAGTGACTACTTGCGTTGCGTAATACCCGCTTGTGGCCGCTACGTAGTAGGCTGTCTGCGCAAGCGGTGCGCTTGGTAGATCGGTCAACAATGCTACGTCTACGATAGCTACACAATCTGATGGATCGCCTACGATTAAACGAGCCTCTATTATTTGCGCTCTGGTTGCCATTAATTACACCTCTATGAATATTGTACGACCTATCCACAAAAAATAAAAGCCCCTTAATTGGGGCTTAGTACTTTAAAGCGGTTAACTTATAAAGTAGGGAGAGTGATTTCTACAACGAAACCAGAACCAGCGGCCAAGCCTGCGGAATCGCCAAAGAACTCGGTATCGTAGCTAGCATCTACTGCATAGAATGCTCTTTCTGTTTGCTCTAAGCTAAGGACTGAGCCTTGACCTACTGCTACAGTTAAAGGGCGCTTTACCACAGTGTAGTTAGCTACACGAGGAACAAAAAGGTAAGCTTTACCACTCGCAACACCGGCATAGGTAGCGGTTTTCTTGCCTGCGTAGATCACATCACCACGATAAGGGATGATAGTTGCGACCTCGGTCATAAGTGACGCATAGTTGCCGACTTTACCTTTACCACCTGCGTTAAGCTGGCCGTCGATTGCTCGCATAAATGCCCATTCAGTGCCGTAAGGTACAGCTAAACATAAGCCAGTAGCAGGGATAGCTAAGCCGGTTTGAGGATCAGTCAAGCCTTTTAACTTCTTAATAGCTGCTACGATAGTGTTATAAAGTAGTTCCTCTTTAGTAGCACCGCTTGTGGTGTCTGCGGCTACTTGCTGGGTAGCATCCCAAGTTGAGCCAGTGGTCTTAGCTACACATCGGCCTAAAACGGTTCGATCGTTTCGTAAAGAAGTATAGGCACGAGATACCGCACGGTTGACGCGCTCTAAGTCATATAAGCCACTAAAGATTACCTCTTTAAGTGAGGTCTTGTCGCCCACGCCGTAAAGATCAAAAGTAAGAGTACCGGTAGCTCCAGATTTGTGCTCAAGTAAAGGTAAGGCGTCATTGTTGCCATACACCGTTTCCATGATAGCGCCGTACTCAAGGAACTCGTCCAAAGTGATAGACTTGCCAGCGTCAGGCATCTGCATCTCAATACCCACGACGTTAGTGTAGTCTGGTTCTGCCATGCGACGGCGAGTAATGTCCAAGCGCACCAGGTCGGTCATAGTTGACCAGTCATCGGGGAGCATGTTCGCATTAGACATGATCCGGCTTCGAATTTCTTCGATACTATTCCATACGTCAGCGTGTTGTTTTGTGCCTTCCCACGACATACTGTCGAGAGTGACACGTAACTGACGGTCTTTTAAAGCCTGAGAGTTAGCGCTTTTGTGTTGTAGTTCAGGACTTCCTTCATAAAGCTTGTCTATAGCAGTAGCCTGTTCTGCTACCTTTTTTTCAAGCAAAGCTTGTTCGTTTAAAATCTTAGCCATGTTTATTGGTCTCCTTAGTTATTAGGTAGAGTATTCAGGGGTGGCACGTACATGCTTAAGACCCTCGAACGCGAAAACGCCTGCACTATCTGCGGCAACGGTTACATAGCCCACGAGCTTACGAGTTGCGTCGTCTGCTTCGTAGAAAAGACCATCGTCAGAATCGTAGTACACCTCTTGACCTACATCTGCAAAAGTTTGCGAAGTTCCTGTGCGAGCTGCGCCGACGCGGTACTCTTGGCCTACATGAATAGTGCCTTCGCCTGTACTTGCTGCGATATCCTCGTCAGCAATACCAAACCAAGGTCCGTATAAAACGAAGTCACCTTGATTGATTGCAGAACCTGCATTAACTATCTTTTTGTGGGCATTTAAGTCGCCATTTTCTTTGTATACCCAACCCTGACGAGCAGTGGCGGTATTCTCACTTGCTGGTAAAGCCATATTGTCCCCTTATCTAAAGCTATCCAAAACGGACACTTTCTTTATGTCTTTTTCGAGTATGGCGTTTTGAGCACTCCATACGTCCGCACGTTCACCAGATAACTTCTTAGCTACTGGATCAAGTTTAAAAGCCTCGATCTTTTCATCAAGTGTGTCTATTGAAGCGTTGCCTAATAGTTGCTGCGCATAATGGCGTAAGTCACCAGTTAAGCCAAACTCGCTATCAAGTCTGTTCTTTCTTCGCTCTACGGAAACTTGATCAAGTTGATCCTTTAAACTCTTGTTTTCTTGGATTAGGCTTTGCATAGCCGCGTTGTCTTTAATATGGTCTTCTTTGCCTATAGCTTTGGCAATAGAACCTAAGTCAACCTCGCCAGCATTTTCCTTAATCCACTCCATGACGCTTTCTTTATCCATGGGCGTCTCCTTATCTTCAATTTTTGCCGCGTTGAATCCCTTCGACGCTATCGCCACCGCTTGCCTTCGACTGTACCCTGCTTCACGTAGAGCGCGTTCAAAGTCGCGGATAGTTTTGATTTCACTTGAGTTAACGGTCTGCTTCATCGCTCCGGCTCCATGTTCTACAGCGTCGTTGCGCTCGTATCCTTGGGAGCCTGTAAAATAGGTAATGATGTTACCTTTGGCGTCTTTCTGTAAATCCATTTCTGGCCAGGTTACAAGACTAAAGTGTACAATGTTAGCCTTTGCATCTCTGATAAGACCTGCATTAGAGTCAGAATCGCCGTTTTTAGGGATATAGATTTTAAAGTGAATTTTTCCTGTGCCGTCGCCATTCTTATCAAGTCTTGCCCCGATGGTATAAAGGTCACTGGCTGGTCGTGAATCAAAAGTATGACCACGCTTAGTGCCAGGGATCGGGCGCTCGTTCATAACGGAGGCAAAAGACTCGAAAAACTTCTCGGTGTAGATTCCACCTGTGCCCTCGATAGGGTATTCGATGGACTCCACCTTATAAAAAGGATCGTCGTCCCCACTTATAAGTGCATTAAGTGCCGCCTCTGGTATGAGGGTTGGCACACTGTCCGCAGTAACGGAAGTAGGCACGGATCGATAGTTAAACACACGTAATTCTTTATCCATGCCTATATAGTATAACCGATATATAGTTTTTGCAATAACCTATTTATTCAGGGTAAGCGCCCCACGCTAAGGATATCTTTGAACCCTTGATCTTTTCGACCTGGATGCCTCGCGCTCTGGCAAATCCTGCCATGTATGCGATTGATTCGCGCTGGCCTTGCTCCCTTGGATGCTCGCAATCCACGCCGTTTAGTAGTATGTGCCTGGTGGGTCTACTCATAAGGTGGCGTATTGCTAAAGCCATTGCCCACGCCACACTGGAGCCAAACGATCTGCCAAACTCACGTACAAAACTTTCGCGTGCGCTTTCGTGCATCACAATGGCTTTAGGACGTGATTCGTCGGGGTAGAATACTATCGTGTTTACGCAATTAGGCGTTGTTTCCCTGGTAAGTCGTGGATCATGTAGCGCAAAGACCCTGTCCTCGTCGCGTAGTGGCTCGCCTTTGTACGCCACATCAAGCCAATAGTGTACCGTGTCGTGTCGTGGCTCAACACGTGACGGTCCACGTGCTATTATTTCTATGGTCATAGCATCCCCAAACCCATATCGGCAATTCGGCTAATAAGCGCTAAAAATGCGGCGCATGCACATATGGTAATGGCTAATGCCAGTAAGAAAAAGAAAGCTATCTTCATGTCGTCCTCCTTCGTAGAAGTGTAGGCTATACTATAGTATCTGTCAAGAATAATAATTCTTTTTCCAGTTATCAAGATAGTCTACGCGTTCGCCTTGTGCCCACCGTTCAAGGTCGGCTATAAACTCGGCTCTTGGTCTTAAAACAGGCTCGACTCTACACATGCAGTTAGAGTGAGGATAGGTGGGTACTTTATCGGCAGGATAGGGGGAGCCAGCGGCCAAGGATGCACACTTGCAATCCCAATGCTCACGGCCTGGGGTAAGTACCCAGTTAAATTCTTGGGCACATCCAGGGTTAGCAAGACCATATTCTACGGAGGCGGTTTGTTGAGCGCTCGCTATTTCTGATCTAACCAGCCGTAAGGCTTGCCAGTCTACTTTTTTCGCTACTACTTCACCGTACTTAGCGCTTTTATATCCTTTTCCTAAAGCGTCCGCACCCTTAGCCACATAGCCCTCGATATCTTTTGCTATATCAAAGATATGACGACCTTGAGCGACCCCACTCGTAATGAGGCGCTTGATCTGCTCGTTAAAGTCTCCGGACGCTCGCCATATCCTTGACGAAAAGGTATATTCGTCCTGCCACTGCTGGTTTATAAGGGCTTCTACTACTCGTGTATCAATAGCTACCATAAGGCTACGGACTCCTTCCCCTGTCATCACTCCGAAAGCGTTAGCCGATCCTATGGCGGACACGATATAGGTTTCATTAGCTGCCGCATACAGCCCGTTTACATTGTGAACCCCGTCAATTGTCTCTTTTTCGATGCTGTCCGCTATGGCCTGCTGTGCCTGCATTAGTTGTGCGGAGAGTATGGAAAGCGGTGCGGAGCTGGCTGAGTCGCCAGCGTCCACAAGAGCTTTTGATATACCCTCCCCAGCTAAAGCATAGACCTCTTTTATCTCTCGCATGGCGTTGCGGATAAGCGTAGCCGACTTTTTACGGGCGTTCGTGATACTGGACAGAAATTCGGCATTAGTCACGTAGCACCGCCAGCCCATATGAAGGGTAGAGCCTATTCTGGTCTTTTTTAGTTTGTAGTTTAAGCCGGATTAGTTCGGCTAAAAGCTTGGCGTTTTCCTCTTTTGCTTTTTCAAGTTCATGGTTGTACACATGAAGGCGTTGGGAGCACACAGGGCAAGAAAGGCGTATAAGACTCATAGCCCACGCTCCTTTTTCATCGCTTTTTCTACTCGGTGGCGGTTTTGTTGTTGCTTAATGGCTGTACGTAGAATCTTTAGCCATACGAAACCCTTTTTCCAGGCCTTTCCGTAACGCTTTTCCATAGCATCTGCTAAAATTCGGTAATCGTTCATAATATATCTAAGCATCGTTTTACCTCTGCCTTAGCGTAGCACTATAGTATATACTTGTCAACGAGAATTATAGTTCTTCGCCGCCTGCGTCCGCTTGTTCTTGGTAGGTAGCATTGCGCCACGCAACAAACCGTGCGGCGCTTGACATCTGCTCTTTGAACTCCTCGATAGTGGCCGCAGTAGCTTTAGGGTAGAAGTGTTTGAAGATGGCATAAACTGACTCTTTAGGCAGACCAGCGTCAACAACGGTCTTCATGGCACTGGCAAATTTGGTGAGCACTTCGGCTTTAGTACCTGGACTCATGGCGTCAAGGTCATCCCACTTTATACTCACCTCGGTATCAAGGCTCTGCATAGATGCGATGGACAGGAGTTGAATAGACGCCTCGAAAAGTTCGCCAAAGGGTTCGGTTGCTTGTATCTGCTTACGATTTATGTGCTGCATTAAGGCATTCATTTGCGCTTCTGGTGAGGCGTGGTTTCCTGTGGACACTAAGCCCCAGCAAATCTCTGGAGTTGGAGAGCCTTGCACGATCTTATAGTATGCGATTTCTAAGGCCTTCCTATACTCGTCACCAACGCCTTGTAAGAAGATGTAATCCGTTTTTTCTTGATCCATGCGGTTTATTACAAAATCAGCGGCTCCAGGATCAAAAGTAGATAACTCGACACCGTTATTAGCCTTCCAGGTCTCTTGGTCTGTGGCGTACTGCACCATCTTAGGCTTAAACTTTGATAGTACCGTTGCCCACTGGTTGTATATATCATGGTATATCTTGCCGTCTGGTATGATACGCTCAAGGTCTGAATGGCCTCTAATCTTACCTGCATCGGGAAGGTTAGAAAAACAAACAGGCAGTATACCAAGGACATTCTTAGCGATTCGCCCACCATCATAGATAAAGTCGGTTCTAAATCGCCGGATCCTGGTCTTTACTCGGACGTCATTTTCTGCGTGTAGATAGCTTATTTGCTCTGTAACCACAAGCTCTATAATAGACCCTGTATCCTGGTCTTTTAGAATATCAGTAACACTATCATCCTGGATCACTTCCCATATAAGGCGCTGTTCTTTTGCGGAGTAGTAAGGCCATACCCATATAGTACCATCTCTATGACACGCGGTTACTATGTCGATGCACTGCGCGGTTTTTTCTTCAAGAAGTTCATCAAGGATGATTTGGGTCTTTTTATCTTCAGATACGGGGACAGGCAAGCCCATAAAGGCTATAGGGACAGCAATCGGAGCATACATTAAAGACCCGGCTAGTTTATAGCCTGGGTATGAGTTGTGAAAAAGTCCTCTGGTAAGCTCCCCGTTAACCTTAATGTTTTCGGTGAGGTCTATAGTCATTGGCCGCCTTACTCCAGTGTACACTGCGTTGTTCTGGTCTTGGGTGGCCTTGTCTTTCTTCCAAAATGATAAAATTCCCATGCCTAATGATATCGCCTATTTAGGCATGGGTCAACATCGACTTATTGCACCTTACCAATGATGATATAGGCAATAAATGATCCCATGATAAGAACAAAAAAGGCGGTGAGTAAAATAATGTTAACTGTTTCCGATTTAGCCTCTTCTCTTGCTCTTTCTTCTTCGGTTCTCTTTACGGTTATGCTTTTCATCTTTGTTACCCCTATAGTATATACTATAGTGCATTATTTACAGAATGCAAGGGGTAACTGAAAAAATATTTTTATTTAACCTGCGTTTCGTAGGCGCATGGCCTCACGGTCTGCGTGTGATAGGTGTAGCGAGGTCTTAGCCTCATAGAAAGCGAGGACTAAGGCGTCAGCGGTATCAGGGCTTCTACCAAGCCTTTTCTTAAAGACATCTTTTGACTCGATCTTTTTTCTATCATCTTGAGTGTAGCTAAACTGCCTGGTTGTGAGTTCCTCTAAAAGCTTTTGATTTGGAGGTATTACCATCTCTTGGATAGGCAAGGTAAACCACATCTCGTCCGCGCAAGAAGTATAGCGAGTCCTATCGATTGGGGAGCCTCCAAAGTGAACCATGTTCACAAGTGCGCCTAAGTCCTTAAGCTTATCGGACACCCCACCACCTACGCCTGTGTCGTCAGTGTTTATGGGAATTGAAGGGTTACGGTTTATCATGTCCCATGCAATCCGCGCGATTTCTTGAGTGTCTACCTTAGAAAACTCTTTTATAGAGAGTACTTGGTTGCCTCTACGATGGACTATGACCGATAAATCGCCCCCAAAACGGGCAACGTCAATGCCAAGTGACTCTTTGCCACCTTTTTCTGTTAAAGTTCGCTCCATGGCCTCGCTAACGTCTCTGCGGGATAGCACACTTCTATGCCCTTGCGCTCGTGGCTTACCGCCCCAGATATGCTCGGCCTCGTCGGGGTCTTGCTTATAGGCCTCTTCCATCTCTTTTTGAAGCTCGTCAGTCCACCATGGGTTATCGATCCGGCCTTGTTCCATCTCGATAAGTAAAGCGTCGTCACGTCCTGCATTCCATAGCTTAACAGTGATAGGATCACTTACCGTGATAGGATTATAGGCCGCCCATAGCTCGGAGCCTGGTTTTCTAAGGGTAGGGAGGAGTGTTTCCCATGAGTACATTGATACGGTGGCCGCTTCTTCGATGAAGAAAAGATCAAACTCAGCTAAAGACTTGATCTGGTTTGCTGCATTCATGTCTTTTAGCCCTCTAAAGATGATATGGGATCCGGTGGGACTGTCAATGTATTCTTGGGTAAACTTCCATCCGGTATACCGTAAGCGTGCTACCTCGTCTCGTATGAGCTGGTACACCGACTCAGCAAGAGAGTTCTGTACCTCACGTAAACACGCGATACGTAACTTTTTACGTTGTGCTTCTTGAACAAGTAAAGAGATGAAGCCACGCGATTTAGCGCCTGCGCCGCGCCCGCCTCGTGCGATCTTTATACGCCACGGCTCGCGAAAGCGTTCCATCTTAGGACTTACGCGCTCAAGCTCTGCTTGCTCTAAGAGATAGATATACTCAAGTTCCTCGTCTTCACTCAGTCTTATCACTTGGTTTTTCTTTTTTGTTTCTTATGTCAAGGCTTTCAGGAACAGTTCGAACAGTTGGTCTATCCACAGGAATCGGTTTTTGTTCTGGTTCTTGCTGTGCGTTTCGGCGCTCCTCAAGCTCCTTGATCCTTCTTTCGCGTTCTTCTGGTGTCATTTCTACGATAGTTTGTAGAGTTCCAGTTACATTCATCGTACTACCATCGGTTCCTTCTCTAAGCTCACGCATCATAGATACAGCAGGGGAACCACCTTGTGTAATAACTTTTTTAACTGCCTCGGCGAGGAACTTGTTAAAATCGACTTCTTGTTTCTTTCTGTTTGTACCTATGTTAACAGTACCAGATATAATATCAAGGTAAATATCTTTCATCAATTTGAGTGCCTCTTTTTTTCTTTTATATGCCTCTTGGGAAGCTTTTCCGCCACGGCTACCTAATTCTTTAGCTCGCTCTTTGGTAGTGATCTTGATCAGATTTGGAGTACCATCATATCGTGGTTTTTTAGGTGGGGTAGCCTCTGTATTTTCATTATCTTCACTCATAAATTCCCCCTTCTTTTGGTTCCTTTAGTATATACCATGACCCCCACTATATTCAAGTAAAAACATACCTCTTTTAGACAGCAAAAAACTCTCCTATAAGGTAGTAGACAGCACTAAAAATAGCTAATTATTTATAGTACAAATAATTATAGAATAATTAGACAGACTAGACAGCACTTTTAAGTAATTTTTATTTTAGGAAAATTTTAGCAAAAAAGTAGCAGTTTTTATCCTTTTTCCGTATCTGCCAACAAAGCGCCGTTTTTCGCGTCTACGCGTCTAAAAGTGCGAAAAAACTTTGGCAACCCCCTATAGCGTAAGGAGTTACGAATTAGACAGCACTCTAAAAAGCTCTGTCTAAAAATGGCAAAGTGCTGTCTACGTGTCTAAAAACAGGTGCTGTCTAAAAACACCCTACCTCTGTCTGTGCTGTCTACGAAATTTCTCGGTTTTTTCCGGTGTTTTGGAAGCTTTTCCTATTCCCCAAAAATCCCAAAAACACCCCAAATTTGATCTTGCCATCGCCTCTTTACCGTTAGGCATCCCGACAAACCGAGTGCTGTCTAAAAATCAAAAAACAAGGAAAAAATCATTAGACAGCACTGATTTCTTATAACACCCCAAAAAATGCCCTTTTTTCAATTTTAACGTTAAAACGACGATTTTTTTAAAAGTCGCGGTTAAACGCTTAAGTGTAATTTTTGGTACATTTTAGGTACATGCTCCAGTTCAATTTTAGATATCCTTTTTTGTCCTCTTTACACACCGCATATTATAGACTATACTATAAATATCCTGTCGAAAAAGGAGGCTAAAAGCCTATGACTAACTTTAATCCGTCAACAAAAGACCCAAGCGGCCACCCTATGGAACTCAAAGACCGCCTGGATAGAATCCTAAAAGAATCAAATTTGAATGTGCGTGAGTTATCCTGGGAGCTTCGAGTACCCGAGCAAAGCCTTAGAACCTGGTTGCTTGGTCGCATCCCTTACCCTAAATCGTCCTTATGGGCATCCTTAGCCCAAGCAGAAAAGGAGCGCGGTCTATCTTGAAAGTACTTTGGATTGATACAGAAACAACAGGCTTAGACCCTCAAAAACATGGTATTTTCCAAATTGCTTGGATCATCGACATTGACGGCGAGATAAGAGACCGTGGAAGCCTCCTATTCAACCCTCATTGGGCTCTAATCGATCCTGTGGCACTTGGAGTCAATAAACGCACAGAGGATGAAATTAGAGGGTTCCAAGAGGCTCAAGAAGCATTTGACCATTTTATTAGCGTCTTGAACAAATATATTAACCCTTATGATAAGGAAGACAAGTTTATTGTAGGTGGGTATAACATCGATTTTGATCTTGGTTTCTTAGTATCTTGGGCTGAAAGGATGGAGTTTAAGTATTTGTTTAGTTACCTATCGCACCGTACCATAGACCCTTTTAAAGCCCTTGGCTTACTTCAATGGCTTGGGTATGTACCTACCACTAAAAAAGCGAATCTTGCCACCGTTTGCGAGACATTAGGGGTATCTTTAGATAATGCCCATGATGCTATGGCGGACATAGAGGCCACAAGGAACCTATCTTATAAAATAAAATCGTTACTTAATCCTCTTGACAAGCTCTCTTTATAGTATATACTACTCTATAAAGAGAGGTATACTATGATTGAAGGACAGTTTATTCTTGAGCTTAAAGGAAAGATGACCGATAGGTACATAAAAACAAACCCTGAAGGCTCGTACACCCTGGTTCCGTACCATGAGGCAACAACTTTTGCACGTCACGACACTGCGGTGCTACATGCAAAAAACATACTGTGGCTTACTGACGGTAAGTTCCAAGTCCACTATATTCCAACTATCCAGCGCCGTATGGAGGTGAAATAATGAAGAAAACATTTGAACAGACGATTACCACCGTAACCGCTTTACCTTGTGCTTGTGGCGGAGGGTATATCCAGTTAAGCGAGGTAAAAACATCGCTTTTTAGAAAGCCTCAGCGCATTTACCAGTGTTTTTTATGTGGTGAACGCTGCGAACTCCCACCGGAGCTTTGGCCTACGGTACAGGTAAAGGTAGTAGATAGCATTCAAGCACAACTTGGTCCATGGCCACTATGGGCAATGAGCGCACAAACTCGTTTTGTCAATTCCGACGGCGGTGTGTGGTACACGGAAGCTAGTGTCACTGACTTAGAGCCAGACACTCACATGGGAGTATGGCGGATAAAAGACGAGGTAGGTAAAGAGGTTGGTCTTGCTAAAGCTGGACACATCACCTTACCCATCGCTACCCCATGGACACAAGCAATATTTAAAAAAGAGGAGCCTATATCATGAGTAAAGGACAAATCCCTTCACTGGTTTCTAATCAGCTTACTACCCTTATCGATGGTGATAGTCCCTCTCCTTATTTTGGGAAATGCTCTACATGTGGGGCAGTATACGGCATAATGGAGCACCGCACCGTAGCTTATGCCTGTGGTAACTGTAAAGGAATTGTCACTATGCACAAAGAAGAAAGCCCCACAGGTAAGAAGCTAAAAGCCGAAGTCGAGGCTTGTTATGATAACAAAAACTAATCCGCGTCCTTATCAAGCAAGGGTAGTAGAGACGGTAATATCCAATGATCTTAATGCTTTCTTTCTTAACTTTGACCCAGGTTTAGGTAAGACTAAAACAACGATAGATATAGTAGCTAACCTGTTTATACAAAAGAAGATAACCACGCTATGGATCATAGCGCCTAACTCGGTGCATAGGCAATGGGTAGATGAGCAGCTACCCATTCACTGTCCTGTTCCCTACCACGCTTTGGTGTACTCGGCAAAAGATTGGGCTAAGGTAGGGTATCAGAAAGACTACGAGGCCTGGCTTTCATCAAAAAATGGCTTAAAAGTGTTATCGATTAACATCGAAACTTTCGCCCAGGAACAAGGCCTTAACCGCTTACGGGATATCTATAGAGCGTGTAAAGACGGTCTTTTCTTATGTATCGACGAGTCCACAAAGATAAAGACCCCTACAGCCAAACGCACAAAGACCATTATAGACCTTGCTCACAGGGCTAAGTATACGACCTGCTTATCGGGTACCCCTGTCACAAACTCCCCGTTTGATGTGTGGGCACCGTATGAGGCGCTACGCAAAGGGTACTTAGGAAATTTCTTCTCTTTCAAACATCGCTATGGTCTTATGGTACAAAAGAAGAACCAGGGTAAAGCCTATCAGACTATCGCAGGCGAGCAAGACTTTAGACTAGCTAAGGCATTAAGTACAAAAGATTACCCGATAGAGTACGTATCAAGTAGGACTGGCTTTAGTGAAAGTGCCCTTATGTACATCAATGCTCACCCCGATTTAGTGAGTCCTTATATACGACTTGACGAGTTACGCGAAAAGATCGCCCCTATTACCTTTGTGGTAAGGCGCGAAGACGTGGCAAAAGAGATACCCGATAAAATCTACGCTCCTTTATATATAGACTTTAGTGCAGAACAACTGCGTATCTATAAAGAGCTTAAGAAAAACCTTGCTGTCGAGTACGAAGGAAAGCCTTTGACTGTACAAACCGCTATGAACCTCATAGGGCGATTACAGCAAGTAACCGGGGGCTTTTTCCCTGTGAACGATCCTCTTGATGACACCGTTAAATGGGTTCCTTTAAAAGACAACCCTAAACTGGATG